AGGACGAAGCGCTATGACGGCGCAGATCTACGCGCCGCGTATGCGGCAGATCCCGTCGCCGTGCGCGAAGGACTGCCCCGGCCGGGAGCCGGGATGCAGCGCACGCTGCTGCAGCTGGGCGCTCTATGAGAGCATCCGGAACCACATCTATGATGTAAACCACTGGGACAAGATCAGTCTGGAGCCGGACAGAGCCGCCATCCGGCAGATCGAGCGGGCGGCAAATAAGGACAGGAGGGGCAAGACCTATGCAGCAAAATAGTATCAGCTATCCGGGTGAACGGCCCGCGAAGCGCGCGGATATCGTCGAGCAGCCGGGCTATGCCGGGAAGCACTATTTCGTGGTGGATTACGCAGGGCGGCAGCTGACCGTCCACGCAGCGAATGAAACGGCGGCCCTTTTCTGGGCGGCCAAGCGCTGGGGCTACAGTTTCAAGCGGCCGGAATACCACCAGACGGCAAGTGTGGCCAAGCTCGGATACCAACCAGACACCCGGCCGGGGGCACTGGTATGAGGTTCGTGTGTGATGCCTGCCACGATATCACCAACATCGAGGCAGACCGGATGGAGATCCAGGGCGAGAAGCTGATGGTGTACAGCCGCGGGCGGCTGGTGTACATGGCGGATCTCGGCCAGATCATGCTGGCCAAGCTGACGCCGGGGAGGGATGAAGCAAGATGATCGCCCGCGTATTCCCGCGTAAAACGGCCATGTCGCCGACGGATGCGCTGGCGTTCTTCGGCCCACCGACCATCGAGAATATCGCCGATTCCATCAAAGCGGGCGTGACAGAGGTACATATCTCCGTAACGTTTACATGGGATCTCGAAAAGGCCGAAGATCTGTACTACGCATGGCAGGTCCTCGGCGTTCCGGTGGAGGTCGGCGGCCCGGCGTTTGATGATCGCATGGGAGACTTTACGCCCGGGCTGTATCTGCGCGAGGGGATGATTTTTACATCACGCGGATGCACAAAGGATTGCTGGTTCTGCTCCGTGCCGCGCTGCGCACACGGAGAAATCAAAGAGCTGCCGATTGTGGATGGATGGAACATCCTTGATGATAACATTCTGGGAACGTCAGAAGCACATTTTCGGGCAGTCTGTGACATGCTCAAGCGGCAGAAGCACCCGGCAGTATTCTCAGGAGGACTGGAACCGGCGCTGCTCCAGCAGTGGCAGGCGGATTTGCTGCACGAGGTAAACCCAGCACGGCTTTATACAGCCTATGACACAAAGGACGATCTGGAACCGCTCATTGAAATGGGCAGGAAGCTGCGGGCCGCAGGCTTCAGACCGGCGAGGCACAATATGCGCTGCTATGTGCTGGTTGGGTATGAGGGCGACAGCTTTGAGGATGCGGAGCGTAGGCTGCACGAAACCATGCAGGCCGGGTTCGTTCCGTTTGCGATGCTCTACAGAGATGAGAGCGGCGAGCGGGACACTGCATGGCGCCGTTTTCAATGTGAATGGTGCCGACCGATTATCACTGGGAAAAAGTTCAACGAATTTTGGAAGGAGACGACATGACAGAAAAGGAAATCGTGCAGGCGCTGCGGTGCTGCGCGAAGGGGCTTGGACACGACGACGCGTGCGAAAACTGCAAGGTCGGAGAAATCCAAGATCGGCGGGAATACATCGAGTTTGCGGCTGCTAACGTGATCGAGCGCCTGACCGCCGAGAACGCGGCGCTGCGGGAGAAGGTGCCGCGGTGGATCAGCGTGGAGGAACGGAGGCCGGAGCCGGGAAAACGCGTCCTTGCTACGGACGGCGTATTTGTCGGCGAGGCGTACCGCACAAGCGCGGATACATGGAGAAGGTATGACGGAATAGCTATGCGGGACTGCCTTGGCAGTATAGTCACCCACTGGATGCCGCTGCCGAGCACGCCGAAGTTTGCAGATATATTACGAGGAGCGCCGGAAGCGCCGGAGGAAGGAGGAAAGCATGAGTAAAGCTGTACTGATCAGCATTCGCCCTGAGTGGGCTCGGAAGATCCTGAACGGGAGTAAGACGGTTGAGATCCGCAAGAACACGCCATTTTATGTCGATGCGCCGTTTAAATGCTACATCTACTGCACTAAGGACGGCAGAGGGAAACTCATGGTCAACGCTCGTGCGGAGCACCCGGCCATTACGGCAGGATCAGCCAATGAGCGGGAGCAGGCGGAAGCTTTTGGATATGAGGCCGCCAATGGGAAGATCGTTGCAGTATTTACATGCGATCGTTTTGCAAAAATTGACCCGTCGGGAGAGATCCCGAAGTGGGCAATGGTGGACGCATGTCTCACGCGTGAGGATGTATACAAGTATTTGGGCGGAGTTTATGGCTTCGGCTGGAACATCTCCGATCTCAAGATTTACAATACGCCGCGCGAGTTGCGGGAATTTAACGGCCTGCAGGAGACGAGATTCGGTTGGGAGCCAGTGCCAATCACCCGCCCGCCGCAGAGCTGGCGGTATGTGGAGGAAGAGACATGGAACGACTGACAAGACCTAATATCAACGTAGACCCGGACACCGACCGATTTCTGCACGCCGCGATTGGCGGCAAGGAAATCGACTGGAAGCAGTGCCGGGACAGCACGCTCAACGTGCTGATCAACGGCCCAACGAGCAACGGCTTTGGCAAGGATATTTTCCGCAAGATGGCCCGCGATCTGTACGGACGGCTGAAAGCCTACGAGGACACAGGCCTGACGCCGGAGGAAATCAAGGCTCCATTTACGGAGGACGCGATGATAAATCTGGCAGCGCAGGCGCTGGGCGTGGAGCCTAGCCGCCTCCGCGAGCTTGCCGAGGCCGACAAGGACGGGCGCGTGGTCGTGCTGCCGTGCAAGGTGGGCGATACGCTATGGGTGACTGGCCGTGACAATGTGCCGAGATCAATGGCGCTTGAAGCGCCGGACATCAGAACGGTATGCACGGACGAGGACAACTTATGTATGTCAACTTGTAATCGTAAGCCGGGTGGGTTTTGTGCGTACCGTTTGCGTAACGATGGCACGGACATAGGTAAGACCGTATTTCTGACCCGCGAGGAAGCGGAGCGGGCGATGCAGGAAATGGAGGGCAAGCAGGATGGCAAAACGTAAAAACATGATGGATATGATGGACATGACGCCGGTCTGCGAGCGGTGTGGGAAGGTCGCGCCGGTGGACGAAAAGCTATCGACTCCGAACTGGACAGTTTACCGGACAAAAGAGCCGTGCGAATGCGGCGGGAAATACACGGCGCGTGCGTTTTTGGACGAACGCGTGCTTTCCTCGTGCGATAAGGAGGCCAACAATGCGACTGATTGATGCGGATGCAGTCTACAACAAGGCGATGGAGAACCACCAAAAAGGCGAAATCGAAGACTGGGAGTTTGACTCGATTATTAACTATCTGGACGATGCGCCCACCATTAACACCGTAGAAATCGTGTACTGCAAGGACTGCAAACACAAGGTGCGAACCGACGCAAACGGTATTGTCATCTGCTCTGAGGAGCACGGCATGTATTGCCCAACCGAGAATGATTTTTGCAGATACGGAGTGAAAAAGGGAGAAACACCAGAATGAGCGGGCTGCGGTTTGAATCGATGGCGGACATGCCGCCGAGGATGCGGGAGGCTTACGCAAAACAGGTGCTTCCGGATACGCCGGCGCAGCAGGCTGCGGCCAAGTACCACAACGAGCGGGCGGAGCGGGCCGGGATCCGCTTTGACAGCCAGAAGGAGGCCCGGCGGTATGACGAGCTGATGGTGATGCTCCGGGCTGGCATTATCTCCGATCTGCGCCTGCAACCGCAGTTCACGCTGCAGGAATCTTATGTGACAGAGACCGGAGAGCGGATCCGCGCAGTGCGGTACACGGCGGACTTTTCGTACAAATTCGGCGGCAAGCTCGTCATCGAGGATGTGAAGTCCAAGCCGACGCGGACAAAGGAGTATCTGCGCAACCGGAAATTCATGCGGTCAAAATTTGGGATCGACATACAGGAGATTTAAACATGCCGGAAGAAAAAAACGAGAGCAGCCCGCACGCAGGGTGCGGCCTGCCGAAAGGCGGAAACGCCTGCCAGTACGCAAAACTCGCACCGGATTTCTGCGAACGGTGCGGCTGGAATCCGGAGGAGCAGGCACGGCGCAAGGCGCTGCCGTTCAAAAAGAGCGAGGACGGCCTGCTGCACAAGGATATCAGCACCAAGGAATAGGCAATCAGCCGGGGAACCTTATTTTTTGGACATATGCCGCAGCCGCTTTGCCTTGAGACGGCTGCGGGAGGATCACCCTGGCTTTGCACCCGGCGCACGGAACACTCCCTCAAGCTCCGCGCGCCGGGGAGAAAAAGCGCGTGTGGAACGTGCGCGCGAACAGAAACCGTCAACGTTACCCCACACGGGGGTCTCGCATAGCCTCCGTGCATCGCTTGCCTCCTTCTTTATAAGCCGCCTGACGGCAGTCAAGGGCGGCTCGCCCGGAAATGCGCAGCGTTTGACAAGCGAGCGCGGCGCGCCGGTGCGCAGACGGTGAAAGCCCGTCCTGCCTACGGGGGCCGGAATACCGGCCCCCAGACGAAAGGATGAACATCATGAAGCAGGAATTAATCAAGCTGATCTGCCCGCAGTGCGGGAAGGAATTTTACCGGACGCCGAGCTATCTGCGGAAGTACAGAACATACAAGCCGTGCTGCTCACCGAAATGCAGGAACGCAAACATCAAAGCAGTGCGGGCCGAAAGACACATACAATGCGGAGAGCGCATGCGCGCCGAAAACGGCGAGCTCCGCCTGCCGCACAGCCGGGTAAACATCCGCATCACAAAGCCGGTCGCGGTCTATCCGGAGCTGAGCCCGGCCGTCGGGCAGATCTACCCGGCGGAAAGATACAGCCCGCCAACAAGCACAAAGCGGTACGGCTATGTGATCAAGTCCGGCGGCAAACGCATCAATATCCGCGCCGATGAGTGCGTGGAAGTGTGAAAGGAGTATCAAAATGGCAGAAATCATGTGCGCGTTTGCGCACGACCTCGACAATTTTGTCGCGTACTACGAAAGGCTGAATTGGGATACCAGCTTCCGGGGCGAGGCATACCCGCCGCGCATCGTCATGGAGCAGTCAACGCCGCCGCTCTGTGAAGTGGGGGCGGACGGCGCAAAGACGCTGGTGCCTAATCCGACGATTCAGATTATTGGCCGCCCGGAGACTGAAGTTATTACGACCGGCAAGCTGCAGATCGGCAAGAAGGATTTCACAAAGCTGTGCAACCGCGCCGCCGCTCTGCTGGAGCTGTTCCTGCACGGCTTTATGCAAGAGCGAAAGGAAATGGAGGCGGCACAGGGATGAGCAGAAAAGAAAAACGCCGGGAAGCGCTGCTGCTCGGCAAAAAGGACATGAGCTTTGCGGAGATCATGCAGGCAATAGGGGCGTGCAGGGCGGACGACTGCGACAAGTGCCTGCTGAACGGCGGCCCCATCGCAGGATGGTTCCCGGAGGATGTGCCGGACTGCTATACCGTGCTGCTCAAAAATGCCGAGGAGAAGCTGCTGGAATACTACCAGAAGATCCGGGAAAACGACGCGGCGGAAGAAAATCAGAGAAAAACAGAAGAAAATATCAAAAAACGAGGAAGCAAGAGCGAGGGAGTCTTGGACTCGTGCCCCGTTTGCCCGGTATGCACCTATGTCTTCGACGAATTCAGCGTGAGCGACGATGCAAGACGGCACATCTTTCCATTTGGCGCAGAAGACACCCTTGACTTTGGACTCGAAGAACGAATCGTCAGACCACAAAAATGTCCGCAATGCGGCATGAAAATCGCTGGGATTAGGTGGACAGAGCCAAAGTTTGTTGGGAACCGCAAGGAATTCTCGTTCAGCCGTCCGCCGGAAGACGTGGAGGAAAAAAGAAAATGATTTTGCTGGAATGCACAGTCGCAATGCGTGACGGCGATCGGAAAAAGTTTCAGGAGCAGCTTGCGGCGGAGATCGGGCAGCCAGTCGTTCTTCTGCCGAACGGCGTATCGTGGGCGAAAGAGCGGAATATCCTGTTCCTTTGCGACAGAAAGGCTTGCGAGAAATGCAGCTATCCACAGTGCAGGCATACGCCGGAGCTGGAACACGCCAGAAATTTTGCACCAGCAGGATTTACGAAGCGCACGGACGGCGTGTGGGTAGAGCAGGAGGGCGTAACGATGGAAGTGAAGACCGACCAGGACAAACTTGAAAAGAGGCTGGTTGAAGCAATGAGGGAGGCGATGGGACTTGAAGGAGAAAAACGAAGTCCGCATGGGCTGGCGCTGGGATGATATCTTCCGTGTATACCGATGCCCATACTGCGGCAGACCGGAGAAACCGTGCATCGAGCTCTGGAAAAAAGGCGGTTTGAAAAAGAGCCTGCCGAGCCGCTGCACATACTGCAAAGGAGAATTGGAAGGGGTGGAAGGAGAAGAAAATGATCATTGAGATTTTGAAGCTTGCTGCTGCGCTGGAGTGGATTGTGCTGGGCGTGCTGGTATTTTTCAAGCTGCGCAGCCTGAAGCGTCAAGCGGAAGTAACGCTTGAGGCGCTGGACGCAGCTGCTTGGAAAGCCATCATGCAGGAAGAAGATGTATTCCGCAAGAACACCCCGAACGAAATCAGGGCGGCATTCGGCTTTCCACCGATAACGCCAACAGAAAACGCAGAAATGAAAATGCGCGAGAAAACTGATCGCTGAAACTGTGGCCGGAATTTCCGGCCACGCTTTGAGCGGGCAGAAAAAACAAAGGAGGACTACAGCATGCAATGGGAACAGGGATGCTTATTCGACGATAACCCGGAATACGATGCGTTCACGGAGAAATTCAAACCAAAAAAGACAACGGACGACTGCTACACGCCACCGCTTGTTTATGATGCGATCCGGGATTGGGCGTGCAGTGAATATGGGATTGAGCCGGCCTGCATCGTGCGGCCATTCTATCCGGGTGGGGACTATCAGCGTTTTGACTATCCGGACGGCTGCGTCGTGCTGGACAACCCGCCTTTTTCGATTCTTTCAAAAATCTGCGAATTCTACATAGACAGAGGGATTGCGTTCTTTCTTTTTGCGCCATCGCTCGCGGCGTTCTCCAGCCGATCAACTGTGCTGAGGATGAACCATATCATTTGCGATGCAGACATCACGTATGAAAATGGCGCAGTCGTTCGCACGGCGTTTGTAACAAGTTTCGGAGGAAACATCGCGCAGAGCGCCCCGACGCTCAGAAAAGCGGTCGAGCGGGCGATGCGGCAGATAAAGTCGCAGACGAAACGGGAGTTGCCGAAATATACATATCCGGACCATGTGCTGACGGCAGCCATGCTGCAGAAATATGCGCACTACGGTGTAGAGTTTGCGGTTAAGCGCGAGGACTGCACACAGATTGCAAAGCTGGACAGCCAGCGCCCGATGGGGAAATCGATTTTCGGCGGAGGTCTACTGCTATCCGAGAAAGCCGCAGCAGAGAAAGCCGCAGCAGAGAAAGCCGCAGCAGAGAAAGCCGCAGCAGAGAAAGCCGCAGCAGAGAAAGCCGCAGCACATATATGGGAATTATCAGAGCGCGAACGGCAAATTGTCGCAAGCCTCGGAAAATAAGACAGGGCGGGAGCAATTATGGCAAAGAGGCACAAGCGCCGCCTGTTTACAGGGGCGGTATGTACACAGATCGTTTATACCGTATCCGATGGCGCGGACAAAAAGACCAGCAAACCGCGCAAGCCGCGCTTCCAGACGCAGGCGGAGCGCGATGAATTCAACAGCAAACAATCGCTGGATCGGCTCGTTGCGCTGATGAACGCCAATTTCTCGCCCACAAGCCTGTATTCCACCCTGACATTGGATGCAGAAAACGAGGTACATACCGCAGAGGAAATGCGCAGAGTGCGCGACAACCTTGTGCGCCGCATGCAGTATCACTATCCGGAGGCCAAAATCGTTGCTTTCTACGGAAGAGGAAAAGCAACCAATCGCTTCCATTTGCACCTGGTAACAGAGGGGATCCCGGAAGAAGCCATCGGCGGGCTTTGGGGGCTCGGCAGCGTGATCGAGGTTCGGCACCTGCGAAAGCACAACTATTATATAGATGAGCAGGGAAACAAGATCGACCACGGCCAGGACTACACAGCACTTGCCAGTTACCTGCATGCGCACTGGAGAAAAGAATTCGGCGGCCACCGGTACAAGGCGACGCGAAATTGTATCCGCCCCGAGCCGGAACCTGCGACCGAGGCCGTGCGCGAGTACAGCCCCAAGCATCCGCCCGTCGCCCCGCGAGGTTACATCCTCGTCGAGGCACGGACGACAAAGTACGGGTATCAATATTATAAGTATGTAGTCGATCCAAGATCAGAGCACAAGCGGAACGGGAGCCGCTTAAATTAAGCCTTGTATATGCGTAAGGTTTTAGAACGAAGCAGGAAGGAAGTGGAAAAGTGTCAAAGACGAGATACTGGTGGTACTGGAACGTCTGCCGCACCATCGGCGAATTCCCGAAACTGGACAGACAGGTTCGGGACATGAGCCGTCAGAAGATCACGCAGGGGTATTCTGCACAGCCGGGCGGACATTCCTCCGGGCGCGCCGTCGAGGATATCGCTGTGCGCGTTTTATCTTCACGGGAGTACGAGGACTATGCTGCCGTGCAAGCCGCGATCAATACCGCGCAGACATGGCGGGACGGAGCCGACGTGCTGGAGGTCGTGCGCCTGCACGCATGGATCTGGCCAAGGGAAAGCCTGGAATCCGCCGCGCGCCGGGTGCATGTCAGCCAGTCAACAGCCAAGCGCATGTACAGCCGTTTTGTATACGAAGCGGCGCGGGAGCTTGGCTATCGCAAAAATTGAGCCAACAGAGCCAAAAAAATGTGCTACAGTGATAGCATGAAGAATTGGAGGGAACAGGATGCAGCCATGGGCCGCGCGCTTTTACGCATCCGCGCGCTGGAAGAAATGCCGCGCCGGGTATATCAAGTTCCGCCGGACCATCGACGGCGGGCTCTGCGAAGAGTGCAGGGACAAGCCTGGCTATATCGTCCACCACAAGCGGGCGCTCACGCCGGACAACATCACCGACCCGGACGTCAGCCTGTCCTACTCCAACCTCGAGTTCGTCTGCAAGGACTGCCACGATCAGTTCGACGGGCACGGCGTCGCAAAAGCTCTGACGCAAAAAATTTTCTTCGACGCCGCCGGCGACCCGATCCCCCCCGTCGCGCGAGGCCGGGGCACCGGCTAGATCACCGCACGCCCTACCTCGGAAGAATACGCAGGACGTTCGCGAGGCCCCCCTACAAAAGCGCGGCGATAAGTAATCTACGCGCACGCGCGGACAGACGGCAAAAATCACGCGAAAAGGAGGCGGTTTTTGTGGCGAACAGGCAGGAAAAGACAAAGGAACAGCGTATCCGAGCCGAGAAGACCAGACTCCGGAGGATCTACAAGCTTCTGCCGAAGGAAGCGGCCGGGACTGTCGCGGGACTCATCGATCAGGCAGCCTTTATGCGCATCGAGTGCGAGGACATGGCGGACGACCTGCGGGAAAACGGCTGGACGGAGAAATTCCAGCAGTCGGAGCGGCTCGAGCCATATGACCGCGCCCGGCCCATCGGGCAGGCATACAACTCGACAAACGCGAACTACCAGAAGATCATCAAGCAGCTCACGGCGCTCCTGCCGAAGCCGGACACCGCGCAGAAGCAGGAGGACGACGGCTTTGCAAGCTTTGTCCGGGAGCGTGACGAGGAATGAAACTCACGCGATACCCAGCGACCTACAACCCCATCCTCGAGTATTGGGACGCGATCCAGTCGGGCCGCGAGACTGTCAGCCTGAAAGTACAGAAGACCTACCGGCACGTGGTGGAGCAGCTGGAAAACACAGATTCCGAGTTTTACTACTCGCCGCGCCGGGCAAACCACGTCCTCGAATTTTTTGAAAACTACTGCCACCACTCCAAGGGCAAGGCGGGAGGACAGCTCGTCCGGCTGGAGCTATGGGAAAAAGCGCTGCTGGCGACTGTCTTCGGGTTTATCGATATTGAAGGAAACCGGCAGTACCGCGAGGCCATCCTCATCGTCGGAAAGAAGAACGGCAAATCGCTGCTGGCATCCGGCGTCGGCCTGTATTTGCAACTGGCGGACGGCGAAGCAGGCCCGGAAGTCTACGCGGTAGCCACAAAGCGGGACCAGGCGAAGATCATCTGGCAGGAAGCAAAGCGCATGGTGCAGAAATCACCGGCGTTGCGCAAACGGACGCGCTGTCTGGTTGGCGAGGTGGACAGCGATTATAACGATGGCGTATTCAAGCCGCTGTCCTCGGACAGCGACACGCTCGACGGCCTGAATATCCACGGGGCCATGATGGACGAACTCCATCAGTGGAAAAACGGCAGACCGCTGTACGACATCGTTGCCGACGGCGATCAAGCCCGCGCACAGCCGCTGCGATTCATCACCTCCACAGCCGGCACCATTCGAGAAGATATCTACGACGAAAAATACGAAGAGGCCGAGCGCATCATAAACGGCTACGAAGATCCGGACGGGTACCACGACCCGCGCCGGATCGCGTTTATTTACGAGCTCGACAAACGCAGCGAGTGGACAGACCCGGACTGCTGGAAAAAGGCAAATCCGGGCCTCGGGACGATCAAGTCCTACACGGCCCTCAAAGAGCGGGTCGAGCGGGCGGAGAAAAACCCGGCCCTCGTCCGAAATCTTGTCTGCAAGGATTTCAACATCCGCGAGACCTCCAGCGAAGCCTGGCTCAACTTTGAGCAGCTGGACAACCGCGACACCTTCCGGCTCGACAGGGAAAACCGCCGCCTGATCTGGCAGCACCATATGGCGGACGGCAAGACGCAGGAGCGCGTGCTTTCCTACCCGCGCTACGGCATCGGCGGCGCGGATCTGTCCAAGACCACCGACCTGACGGCGGCGAAGGTGCTGTTTCAGGTGCCGGAGCTGCCAGAGATCCTGTTTGTGCTGCAGATGTACTGGCTGCCGCAGGATCTTTTGAAAAAGCGCGTCAAGGAAGATAAGATCCCATACGACAAGTGGCACGAGCGCGGGCTGCTCAGATTGTCAGAGGGAAACAAGATCCGCTATGAGGACGTCAAAGCATGGTTTGTCGAGGTGCAGGAAGACCTCGATATTTTTATACCCTTTATCGGCTATGATGCGTGGTCGGCGTCTTACTGGACGGACAGCATGGCGGACTACTTTGGAGCAGAGGCCATGATCCCCGTGCATCAAGGCGTGAAAACGCTTTCCGAGCCGATGAAGCGCTGCGGGAACGATCTGGAGTCCAAGCGGATCGTCTACAACAACAACCCGATTGACAAGTGGTGCATGGCAAACACCGCCTACGACGAGGACAAAAACGGCAATATCCAGCCGCACAAAACGAGCAAGTCCACGCGCCGCATTGACGGAACGGCGGCCCTGCTCGATGCCTACACGATCTACGATCAGAAGCAGGCAGAATACACCAGTATGCTCTAGGAGTGAGACAATGGGATTTTTTAAAAACCTCCTGACGAATATCACGACCACCAAACGCGTCTCGACCGTCCAGATGGTGCAGGAGCGCGGGAATGGCTTTTACAGCTACAACGGCAAAATGTATCAGTCCGATATCGTCCGCGCCTGCATCCGGCCCAAGATCAAGGCCATCGGCAAGCTGACGGCAAAGCACATCCGGGAAACGGTCACGGCCTCGGCGCGGAAGCTCGCCGTCAATCCGGAGCCGTATATCCGGTTCCTGCTCGAGGAACCGAACCAGTATATGACGGGCCAGCTGCTGCAGGAGAAGCTGGCCGCGCAGCTGGTCCTCAACAACAACGCGTTTGCCGTGATCCTCAGGGATGAAAACGGCCTGCCGAACGCCATTTTCCCGGTCGCAGCCATGCAGGCAGACGCTGTCTATGACGCGGGCGGGAATTTGTATCTGAAATTTTACATGCAGAACGGCAATGTGCTGACGTTTGCCTATGACGACATCATTCACCTGCGCGGGGATTTCTACGAAAACGACATCTTCGGCGACCCCATCGCCCAGGCCATCGTGCCGCTCATGGAGATCGTCACCACGACGGATCAGGGCATTGTAAAGGCCATCCGAAACAGCGCCGTGATTCGCTGGCTGCTGATGTTCGCCGCGTCCATGCGCCCGGAGGACGTGAAGCAGCGCGCGCAGGACTTCGCGGACAGTTTCCTGAACGTGACTAACGGCACGGGCGTCGCGGCCGTAGACGCAAAGGCAGAGGCGAAGCAGATTGACCCGAAGGATTACGTCCCGAACGCCGCCCAGATGGACAAAACCACGCAGCGCATTTATGCCCTGTTTAACACCAACCCGCATATCGTCACATCCATTGCGACGGAGGACGAACAGAGCGCGTATTTTGACGCCGAGATCGAGCCTGTGCTGAAGCAGCTCAGCGGCGAGTACACCCGCAAGCTATTCTCCCGGCGCGAGCGCGGCTGCGGGAATCGCATCGTATTCGAGGCCTCTGCGTGGGATTTCGCGTCGACCGCGACAAAGCTCAATCTCTTGCAGCTGGTCGACCGAGGAGCGCTGACACCGAACGAATGGCGGCGCGCGTTTAATCTTGTACCGGTAGACGGCGGAGACAAGCCGATCCGCAGGCTGGACACGCAGCCGGTAGACCGGAACACCACGCAGAAAGGAGATGAAACCACATGAAGATCAGCATTCGCGGGCCCATCGTATCCAGCAATCAGCACCGCTTCTATCAGTTTTACGGAATGGAGGCGACGAGTCCGAGATCCGTAGCGGACGCGCTTGCCAAGGGAAACGGTGAGCGGGCAGAAGTTGAGATCAATTCCGGCGGCGGCGAGATCTTCGCCGCGAGCGAGATCTATACCGCCCTGCGCAGCTACGCCGGCGGCGTGATCGTCCGCATCGTCGGACTCGCAGCTTCGGCCGCGTCCATCATCGCCATGGCGGGAGAATCAGAAATGACGCCTACCGGCATGATGATGATACACAACGTCCAGACAGAGGCCAGCGGCGATTACCGCCAGATGGAGCACACCGCAGGGACGCTGCGCGACGCCAACCACGCCATCATCTCGGCCTACGTCGCAAAGACCGGCAGGCCGGAGGCGGAGATCGCCGCCATGATGGACGCAGAAACATGGATCACAGCGGAGCGGGCCGTAGAACTCGGACTCGTTGACCGCGTGATGCAGCCGAACACCGGCCAGAAGCCGCTGGCAGCGGATTTTTATTCCGGCATGCTCAGCGAAGACGCGCTCCGGCGCGCGGAAAACTTTTTAAAAGGTCAGGCCGCAGAGCCTGATTTTTTTATGCCCGAACGGGCGAAGGCAGAAGCAAAACTGAAATTTTTAAAACTCAAAGGAGAATTGAAATGACAAAGGAATTTTACAACATCCAGCGCCAGAAGCTCATGGACGACGCCCAGAAGCTGCTGGACGAAGGCAAGACCGCAGAGGCGCAGGTCAAGATGAAGGAAGTCGAGGCCCTCGACGCCAAGTTTGAGGAGGAAGCCAAGATCCAGGCGAACCTCAACGCACTTGCGGGTCAGAAAGTCGCGGCACCGGCTGCGGCGGCACAGTCCGTCGACCTGTCCGGCACGGCGAAGACTCCGGACGTGCTCGACCGGTACGACACCGACGAGTACAAGAAAGCCTTTATGAACTACGTCCTGACCGGCAAGAAGATCCCGGCGGAGCTGACCAACACGGACGCGAACACCAAGACCTCCGACGTCGGCAGCGTCATCCCGACCACGACCATCCAGAAGATCTACGAGAAGATGGAAGCCATCGGCATGATCCTGCCGCGCGTGACGCACACGTCCTACGCGGGCGGCGTCCAGGTCCCGACCAGCTCGGCCAAGCCAACGGCCTCCTGGGTCGCCGAGGGCGAGGGCTCTGACAAGCAGAAGACTTCGACCGGCAAGATCGTCTTTGCGTACCACAAGCTGCGCTGCGCGATCTCCATGTCGCTGGAAGTTTCCATCATGGCATACCCGATGTTCGAGGCACAGTTTGTTCGGAACGTCGCAAATGCGATGGTAAAGGCGAAGGAACAGGCCATCATCAACGGCACCGGTTCCGGCCAGCCGAAGGGAATCCTTGCGGAGACCGCCCCGACCGGCCAGAACATCGACATTGCCGCCGCGACAACTGCTCTGACCTACAAGGATCTGTGCAAGGCCGAAGCTGCGCTGCCGCAGGCATATGACGGCGCGGTCTGGTTCATGTCCAAGAAGACCTTCGAGACGCAGATCGTCGGCATGGTAGACAACAACGGCCAGCCCGTCGCGCGCGTCAACTACGGCATCAACGGCAAGCCCGTCAACTACATCCTCGGCCGCGAGGTCATCCTGACCGGCGACTACCTGCCGGCCTTTGCGGAGTCGGTCACGGCCGACACCGTCTTCGCCTTTATGTTCGATCCGGCGTACTACCTCTGGAACGAGAACATGGGCATGACGGTAAAGCGCTACACCGACGAGGACACCGACGACGAGGTCACAAAGGCCATCGAGATCGCCGACGGCGCGTGCGCCGACGTCAACAGCCTCGTCACGCTGACCAAGAAGAAAGCCTGACGGCGCGCGGCCAACAGGGAGGGATAACCATTGGCTTTGATCAACGTTGCAAAAACCGCCCTGCGGCTGACCACAAATGCCCTTGACGACGAGCTCAAAGACGAGATCGACGCCTGTCTCATGCGCCTGCACCTTGCGGGCGCAGAGGGAGCGGACGAAGATCCGCTGGTCAAGGACGCCGTCCGCGCATACGTCCGCTGGCAGCATGATTTCTGCGGCCGGGGCGAGGAATGGAAGACCTGCTTTGCAGATATCCGCGACGCTATGGGGCTGTCCGACGATTACAGGGCAGTCCAAGCCAGCGGCGGAGCAGGAGGTGCTTGCTGTGATCTTTGACACGCAGATCACGCTGCGCCTGTTCTCCTACCCCATCGTAAACGGCCAGACGGCGGAAAAGCTCGAACGCGAAACCACCGTCTGGGCTGCCCGCAAGTCCGTAAACCGCGCCGAGTATTATCAGGCCGCACAAGCCGGCAAGCGCACGGACGCAATTTTCCGCATGCACAGCGCGGAATACGGCGGCGAGCAGCAGCTCGTCTGCGGCTCCGACGTCTTTGACGTCGTCCGCAGCTACGGGCAGGAAACAGAGGAAACCGAGCTGACCTGCAAACGGAGGGACGGCGCATGATGATCTATGAGGCGCTATCAAGCCTGGGCGTTCCGGTCTGCCACCCACCCTATAAGGGCGCGGAGGAAACCTACATCACCTATCAGCTGCTCGGCCAGTTCGGGCAGCTCTACGCCGAGGGCGGAGAGGCCGAGACCGGCGTGCAGTACGCCGTTTCCATCTTTGCCGAGGGCTTTGCCGCCGGGCTTTTAAAGCGCGTAAAAGCCGCGCTGGAGGAAGCGGGCTACATCGCGACCGTCGACATGGAAACATACGACAAGGAAACAGGCCGCACGCAGATCGCGCTCATCGCCGAAACGGAGGGCGCGGAGTATGGCTAACATCTCTATCACCGGCGCAGACGAACTCATGGCCACGCTCCAAAAAGCGAATGTCTTTGATGAGGACATGCAGAAGGAGCTCCTGTACGCCGCCGGGGATATCATCGTCGAGGAGCTGCAAAATGCCGTCCGGGCGAGCGGGTTCCGCACGGAAGCCTACGCCTCCAGCGTGAAATACCGCAAAACCATCAAGCAGGACAAAAACGGAGATCCGTATATCACCATCACGGCAGTTGGCAAAAACGAGCACGGAACGCGCAGGGCGACCGTGCTTTTTGTTTTGAATTACGGCCGTGCGAAGGAGTACGGGCAGATCACAGGAACTTATTTTTGGACAAAGGGCGTCAGGAACGCGCAGAAGCGCGTAAACGCGGAGCTCGAAAAGATCCTTACACAAAAGCTGAAAGAAAGGGGCCTATTGTAAATGCCTAGTTTTGACTTACGCGGCATCCGGGCGGGAAAGTATAAAAACACGTCCGGTACCGTGACCTACACAGAGCCGACCGACGTCGGCGACGCCATGAGCGCGCAGCTGGAACTCAAGTTCGCCGAGGGCCGCCTGTACGCGGAATCCAAGCTTGCCGAGTATATCAAGCTTGCCACCGGCGGCACGATCTCGCTGGCTGTCAAGTACCTGAAAAAGAACGCGCAAACCATGTTTTATGGCTGCACGTCCGACACCAGCAAGGAAAATCTGAAATTCTCGGCCAAGGACATCGCGAATTACGTCGGTGTCGGCTTTTACGCGCCGGATAAGATCGACGGCGTGACCAAGTACACCTGCGTGTGGGTGCCGAAGGTGCTGTTCGGCCCGCCCTCACTGTCCTACCAGACCAAGGGCGAGAACATCCAGTTCAACACGCCGACCACTACCGGCGAATTCCTCGCAGACGACTCCGCCGACGAGCTGCTGCTCGAAACTGAAACCGTCGACACCGCAGAGGCAGCCGTCGCATGGATCAAGGGAAAGCTGGGTGAAACCTGATGGAGACGACCAAACTGAAAACCATTGACTATGAATTCGAGGGCCGGGTATACCGGCTCTCCTGCAACATGAACGTCCTTGCCGACGTGCAGGAAGAATACGACGGAAATCTGCTGCGCGCGCTGAATACGGTGCACGGCCTCAAAAGCACGCTGGCCTTCCTGGCCGCCATGCTGACAGACGCTGCAGACACGCAGGGCATCACCGACGAAAACGGCCTTCCGATGCGCTTTACCAGCAAGCAGCTGGGCCGAAAGCTCACCATGCACCAGACGCTCGAGGCCGGGACGCGGATCTACCCGATGATTCAGGCTGCAGTCACGCCGCCGGAGGAAGAACTCGGTGAAAAAACGCCGGAAGACGAAAAAAACTGACACCGCCGGGGAAACCGAAGCAGCTGGGCTTTGATTTCCCCGGCTTCCTCGCAATCTGGCTCTTCCGGCTGCATCTGCCGGAGCGGGATTTCTGGAAAACCATGTCCCCGCGCCGCATAACGCTCCTGTTTGACGCGCTTGCGCCGCAAAAGCCGGAGCCGCCGCAGGAGCCGCAAAGCCTGTCGGCCTATCTGAACGGAGGCACTTAATATGCCGAACATCAATACAAAATTTACGCTTTCGGGCGAAAAAGAATACAAGCAGGCCATTTCCGAGATCGGCAGCGGCATGAAGGTGCTGGACGCCGAGATGCGGAAAGTAACGTCTGCGTATGGAAAAAATGCAGACAGCGCAAAGCTGCTAGGGCAACAGAATGACATCCTGCAACGGCAGATCTATTCGCAAACAGAAAAGATCCGCTATATGCAGGAGGCTCTGAAAAATTCCGTTAAAAAAACGGGAGAATCCAGCAAAGCTACAATGGCGTGGCAGGCCAGCCTGCAAAACGCAACAGCGAAACTGAACGATCTAAATAACCAGATGCGCGAAAATGAACAGCGCATGAATGGGGAGAAGGAACGCAAATACCGGGAGAATATCGAACGGCTCAGCGCAAGCATGGACGTGCTGGACGCCGAGATGCGGAAGGTATCGGCAAAATATGCGGATAACGCAGAATCAGCAGAACTTTCGGCGGCGAAAACGGACCTGCTAACCCAAAAAATAAGCCTGCAGTATGACAAAATCGATAACCTAAAAGCTGGGCTCGAAGAAGCCGCAGAAAATTACGGATCAAACGCAGTGGAAACGCTGCGCTGGGAAAAAGAACTCAATAACGCGGAAGCCGAGCTTTACAAGCTGAACGGACAGCTGAAAAACAACACAGAGCAAATAGAAGACACGAACACCGCAACCGAGGACGCCGGGCAGAGCATGGGCAACCTCGGCGACGTGGTGAACGGCCTGACCTCCAAGCTCGGGATCCAGCTGCCGGACAGCATGAAAACGTCCATGAACGGCATGCTGCAGCTCGACACTACGACAGTCGCAGTTGCGGGCGGATTTGCCGCCGTCGCTGCGGCGATCGTCAAGGCGGAAAAAGCGCTGATCTCCATGACGAAGGAAGCCGCCTCGAATGCGGACGATCTGCTGACGCTCGCCTCCGTGACCGGCACGACGACCGATTCCGTGCAGGAGCTTAACTACATGGCCGACCTCACGGACGTCTCCTTTGACCGTATCAAGGACAGCCTCAAGGAAACCACCAACAAGATGCAGGAGGCCGCGACCGGTACGGGTGACGCCTACGAGGCGTACAAGCGGCTGAAAGTTGAGATTACAAACACCGACGGCAGCCTCCGCAGCGCGCAGGATGTATTTTACGATACCATCGACGCGCTCGGCGAGATGAAAAACAAGACCGAGCGGGACGCACTGGCTATGGATCTCATGTCCGAGTCCGCACAGGAGCTGAACCCGCTGATCGAGCTCGGAAGCGAGAAGATGCAGGAGTACGCGCAGGAAGCGCACGACATGGGCTATGTCCTCGACAGGGACGCGCTCAAATCCCTGCAGGCCGTCGACGACGCCTATGCCCGCCTGCAGAACACGCAGGAGGGCGTGAAAAACCAGCTGTCAGCCGAATTCGCCCCGTACCTCGAAGAATTCTACAGCGATGTGACCACCATGGTAAAGGACGGCGGCAAGGCGCTCAAGGACTCCGGCATCGTCGACGCCTTCGGCATGCTGCTTGAGACCGTCGGCGATATCCTCAATCCCATGTCCGACCTTTCCAACAACCGCGTCCCGGCGCTGACCAAGGCATTGCAGCCACTCGCAAAGGTAATGGCGCTCATGGCCGACGCGGCGGAGCTTTTAAAAGGCGTTATCAACTTCAGCACCGGCCACATCAGCGAGGGCTGGGGACAGATGACGCACGCGCTCGGTTTCGGCTACTCCAGCGGAAACGGAAACAACTACCAAAATCTGCTCGACAGCTACACAGCGCAGCAGTGGGGGCAGAGCGCGGCAGATCTCGCCAAGGCCTACGAGGACGCAATCGCCCGCGGCGATCCGTCCACCATCGGCATCACGGAGGACGAATGGATACGCCGCTATCTGGGCGGCAACGCCGCCGGCACGGACAACTGGAGAGGCGGCTGGACGCGGGTGAACGAAAACGGCCTTGAGCGGATCTTCCTGCCGTCCGGCTCCCGCATCCAGACAGCCAGCGAAACGCGCTACACCTCCGGCGATACCTACAACACCACCGTCTACGTTGATCATGTGGACGACCTCGACACCATCCTCCGCATCGCCAAAAACGCACGCATCACAGCCAGAATGGGGGCGAAGTAAATGGCAACCTTTACAGTGCAGGCAAGCGGCTCAACAGCAGTTGCGGTAAGCCACCCAAATACAAATTACTCAGATCTTGCGCAGTACAAGTTGTTTGCAGAGCCATTCACGGGGACAAAAGGCGACGTAAACAACGGAGATAATATATACATAAAATTTCCAACGCCGGGAGATGCGTATAAATTTAAACGCGTAACAAATGTGACGCTTACAATATACGCACAGCCGACAGAAGAAAGCGAGACTGGGTATAAACAAATTTGGGCATATGTGAACGGGCTGGCAAGCCCACTCGATGTGAGCACAGTAACATATGCGACTAGGCCGAGCGCTTACAGACAGAGCATTTCGCTGCACGCCGATGGATATTGGTCTACGCTGAACGAGATTATACAGCTAAGTGCAGATTATAAGCCATACAGTGAAGAACGCAAAGCAGAATTAAAAAGCGGCATAAAGAATGGATTTGTTTTTGCGTTCAGAGGCGCGCCGTCTGGAACAAGCGAAGCAATTTTTTATGGGGAAAAATCAACGCGAAAGCCGTTCCTGACATGCGAGTACTCAAACGACAATGTCGGAATAAAAGCAGACAATTTTTCCCCATCGTCAAAAGCGTTCGTAAACAGGCTTCAAAAAAACACATTTACATGGGACGCTACAGACGACACAGCGACAACACAGGTCTGCTTCGCAGAGATAAAGCAAACCTCCGCCGTCTTCGAGTGGCGCGTCAAAAATGCGAGCACCTCAAACACGATCAGCGTCTCCGGCGCGACGACCGCCTGCACGGTCCCAGCAAATACATTCCCGTCCGGGACGATCGAGTGGCGCGTAAAGGTGACGGCAAACAGCGGCACGACAACGACGTCCGCATGGCAGGAGATCACGACAACAGACGTTACCCCGACGGCCAAGCCTGTCTCCCCTTCAGGCATCGTCATTGACGCGACCATCGTCAACCGCTTTTCATGGCAGCACATCATTTCCACCGGCACGCCGCAGAGCAAGGCTGATCTCCAATGGTCTGCCGACGGAACGTCATGGAACACCCTTGCGACAGTCACGGGAGCAAACCAGTATTACGACGTTCCGGCGAACAAATTCACAAGCGGAACAAAATACTGGCGCGTGCGCACCTACAACACAGACGGCACGCCGTCAGAATGGAGCGACAAGGCAGAGTTTATCGCCATCAACGCCCCATCCGCGCCGTCCATTGTCATTCAGTCCACCGGCCCGCGCCCGCGCATCACCTGGCAGACCACCGAGCAGGAAGCCTATCAGCTGACGCTCTCCAACGGCTATGCCTCCGGCACGGTCTACGGCACGGAGAAAGCCTGGCGCTCGCCGGTCTATCTCGCTGACGGCAGCTACACCGTCCGCGTGCGCGTGCAGAACAAGTACGGTATGTGGTCCGAGTGGAGCGCAGCCGCGCTCCCCGTTTCGCACACCGAGGGCGAAGCGATCACGCTGTCGGCCAGCGCAAGCCATGAGGCCGCGCTCACCTGGCAGACCGCAGGCAGCTATGATTTTTACCTGATCGAGCGGGACGGCGTCGCCATCGCCCGCACCGTCCAAAAGCAGTACATCGACCACACCAGCATCGACAGCGTGACCTACCGCGTCCGCGGCTGTTACGCAGACAGCGACAACTACGGCGTGTCCAATTCCGACACTGTCGAAGTGCTGCCCGAGACCAACATGATCTGCGACCTCGAGACCGGCGTCTGGCTCGAGATGCGCCTGTCCGAAACGCAGCTGCGCACCAACCGCACCAGCTTCTCGGCCGGTGTCTCGACCGTCCATCTGGCGGGCCTTGCCTACCCCGTCGAGGAGCGCAG